CAAACACTTCACTTGAAGTCGTCGGTGTTCGTGACGCCATTCGTTCGCTCAACAAGATTGAGCCTGGTCTTCGTAAGCAATTCACCGCTGACGCAACCCGCATTGCTCAACCCGCAATCCAAGAAGTCCAGAAGAACTACACGATGGTTCCTTTGTCCGGCATGGCTCGAAAATGGGAACAAGCCAACAAAAAGATATTCCCGTTCTCTGTGGCAAAAGCAGTCTCTGGAGTCAAGTTGAAAGTGGACGCTTCTCGAGAAGCAACGTCTCTGATCTACATCACCCAGACCAATGTTGCAGCAGCGGTCTTTGAGGCAGCGGGACGAGCCAACCGAAACCGCCTTGGGGATTCTCTCGGGCAGTTGCGTCCAAACCATACGCGCATTCTTGGGCCTGCCGTGTTTCGCAAGCGTCGCGAGATTGAAGGCGAAATGCTTCGCGCCACTAATGAAGTCAAAGCCCGTGTCGAAAGAGAACTCAAATGACAATCGCAATTCCAATTATTACAGAATTTGACGGAGGAGGAATTTCGTCCGCCGTCAAGGAATTTAAGAATTTGGAAACTTCAGGGCAGAAGGCTCAGTTTGCAATTAAGAGGGCAGCCGGGCCTGCAATTGCTGCTCTCGGTGGTTTAACAACTGCACTTGGTTTTGCAATTAAAGGAGCAATTGACGATGCTGCAGCACAGGACAAACTTGCTGAACAAATCAAACGCACCACAGGCGCAACCGACGACCAAATAGCAATGAACGAAGACTGGATTACCATTCAGGGCAAATTGCTTGGAGTAACAGATGACGAACTTCGTCCGGCTCTCGGTGATCTTGTTCGCGCAACTGGCGACATCACCAAGGCGCAGGAATTGGCAGCAGCTGCAATGGACATTTCCGCAGCCAAAGGCATCAGTCTTGACACAGCAACAAGGGCTCTTGAAAAGGCATACGGTGGAAACTTAACTGCCCTTGCCAAAATCTCTCCAGAACTTCGCGACATGATTAGAGACGGCGCATCGCTTGATGACGTAATGGCAAAAATGTCTAAGACCTTTGGCGGGGCAGCATCAGATGCAGCAGACACGACTGCAGGCAAGTTTAAGTTAATGAAAATTCAACTTGACGAAACTAAAGAAACAATTGGCGCAGCCCTTTTGCCGGCAGTTGAAGCCGTACTGCCTTTCCTGCAGACGCTTGCTACATGGGCGCAAGACAACCCACAAACTTTTACAATTATTGCAGGAGCATTAGCAGCAGTTGCAGCATCAGTTGTTGCAATTAACATTGCTATGTCTCTTAACCCAATTGGCTTAATAGTTATTGCGGTGGGTCTTGTTGTTGCGGCCTTAGCAATTGCGTACACAAAGTTTGAAGGATTTCGCGCGGTTGTTGACGACATTTTTGGAGCTATTAAATGGTATGTCATGAATGTTGCCGTTCCGTATTTTCAATTCCTTGGTTCAATTGTTGGGGCAGTTTTTAATCAAATAAAAGACGGTTGGAATAACACGGTTGGCGGTTTTAGTTTTCAGTTTCCAGATTGGATTAAATACACAGGCGTTGTCGGGGCTGCTCTTGCAGGAAAAGGTTTTAGTGTTCCCAAAATCGGCGGTGGCGGTGGCGGTGGCGGGGCAACGTCAAGCGTTCGCGCGTTTGAAGAATCACAAAAAAACGCACCTGCAATCCCAAGTGCATTGTCTCCGCCGACAGTTGCAGCATCTGCTCCAGGCAAACCACAAAACACCGCACCACCCGTCTTCGATAACACGTCAGGCAACGCAGGAGGTTTCGAGAACGCAGGCATTGGCGGTATCGGCCCATTCAACGACATCATCATCAACATGGACGCAGGACTCGTCTCCTCACCTGCCACAGTTGGTCAAGACATCATCGACGCCATCCTTGCAGCGCAACGCAACTCAGGACAGGTCTTTGCACCGGCGGTCACCTTCTAATGACCGTCCCCACATATCAAGTCCTCGTCGGATTCCAAACGACCACAGGATTCGGTCAACCCTTTCAACTTAACGACGCCGTCTACGGTCTACTCAACACAGGCACCCTCGGCGGACTGGCATACGCAGACCTCACCTCGCTCGTTCTGTCGGTCAACATTAAGCGCGGACGCAACCGCCAACTTGACCAATTCAACGCAGGAACCGCACAAGTCGTCTTCAACAACAACTCCCGCATCCTTGACCCGCTCAACACAGCCTCGATCTACTACCCATTCGTCCTGCCTCGCTCGCCAATCATCATTTATGCCAACGGGACACCCATTTACACAGGCTTCGTAGAGGATTGGGACTTGGACTACCAGAACGCCAATCAAGGCAGAATGTTCGCTCGATGCGTTGACACCTTCGGCACCCTGGCAAATCAGCAACTTAATGCTTTCACCCCGTCGGCACAGACTTCAGGATTGCGCGTAGACGCCGTTCTAGACCGTCCAGAGGTCGCCTATCAGGGCGCAAGGTCTATCGGTACAGGCTCATCTACTTTGGGGGCTTACGCGGTCTCTCAGGACACAAACGTCCTCAACTATCTCCAGCAGGTCAACACCTCCGAGCAGGGCTACCTTTACACCTCAGCCGACGGAACCCTTACCTTCAAGGGCAGGTCAAGCGTTCTCAACCCCGTCTCAGGAGCGTCGTTCACCACTAACGGCACAGGCATCCCATACATGAGCCTGGTCAACCAATACGGATCAGAACTGCTCTACAACTACATTGTCACCCAATCGCCCGCAGGCGCTGCACAGACGAACTCTGACTCGACGTCAATCTCTCTGTACCAGGCGCAGAACTACAACCTTCTTAGTTTGCTCAACTCCACAACGACAGAAGTCAACGGTCTCGGCGCGTACCTCCTCGGCAAATACCGCAACCCAGTCGTCCGCTTCACAGGCGTCTCATGCGAACTCGCAGCTCTTACCTCGGCGCAATGGGCAACCATCTTTGCCATTGACCTCACTTCAGTTGTGACGGTTCAGAAGGACTACAACACCGGAACCCCGCTCACAGAATCGCAGACCCTGATCACTTCAGGAATTGAACACCGAATCGTTCCAGGGTCTCATATTGTTTCGTACACTTTTGAGAGTACGGACGGAAACCAATACCTCACATTGAACGATGCAATCTTCGGAACGCTCAACAACAACCTTCTCAGTTTCTAAAGGAGACACAACATGGCAATATCACCAAACACAGACTTCACTAGTGGTCAGATTCTTACGGCTGCACAGCAAAATAACTTCCCTCGTGGAATCATGCAACGAGTAACCAGTGCAAGTACGGCAACTTCTACTAGCACTGAAGCAGTAACCTTGACTTTGCCAGCATTCACAGCAGTTGCAAATAGAATGTATAAAATTACGTACTTTGAGCCTTACATTGAAAACCTAAATGCCAACATGGAATTAAACGTAAGAGTACGACTTACCAATCTTGCTGGAACAATTGTTGCTAGAGGCGTAGCCTCATTAACAACTGTCAATAATAAAACACAACTTCAAGCAATTTACACTGGCACCTTGACGGCTGGCTCAACAGTTTTTGTAGCAACTATTCAAAACAGTGCAGCAGCGAACGCTTATTTTTATGGTTCTTCTGAGTATTTGCGTATGTTGTGGGTAGAAGACCTTGGGCCTGCATAATGCGAAAAAGCCTGATTCTATTGGTGATTTGCGCATCGCTCACCGCTTGCGCAGACCGTGAACGTCTCAACTGCCCACCAACCAAAAACAAAGCCCTACGCGGCGTCACCGAAACAATCTCAACAACAACAGCACCCGCCTACGGCACCGGAGGGAAATGCACATGAAACCAGACAACAGACATACAAACGAAGAAATCAAAGCACGACTTATCTTTGTCGTAGCCATCGGCTTGACGCTTGCCTTTGTTCTGTCAATCATCTCACTTCTCTACGGCTTACTGTTTGTGACGCAACCGCTCGAGGTCTCACCTAACGACGATGCAGCCTGGTCAGTCTTGTCGCCAATGCTTGCGACGTTAACTGGCGGGCTTCTCGGGGTACTTGCAGGTAACGGCCTCAAGGATCGTCCGAAAGACCCACCTGCACCATGACCGCTCGCAAGTACCCCTTTTACCCTTCGTGGGACGGCAAAGCCACCTCGCCAATCACAAAGAAATTCTTTGATCTATGTCAACGGCGTTGGGCATTTACGAATCTAGGAATGTACGTCAATCGCCCAATGCGCGGTTCTAAAAACCTCAGCGTCCATGCGACAGGCTTCGCAGTCGATATGGGTTATTCCGCAACTCGAGCAGGAAGAGCAGCTGCAAAAGAAGCATGGGAATGGCTCGTCAATAATTCAGAAGAATTGCTCCTATGCGAATTGCATGACTACGCCTTCCGGAACCCTGCACAACCCGAATCAGACAAAACCGCCTGGGGTCGTGGGTACCGCTGCAGTCGTGGCCCAGGGCAAAAAGGCGTCAAATTGTTCACCTCAACAGACAATGCCGGAACCCCAGGTGGCGTCTGGCTCCATGCCGAAATTTCCAACGAATGGGAAAGCGCAGAAGCATTTGAAGCAGCATGGAGAGCCTTGCCGAAACCATAAATCGCCCGAAGAAATCACCCTCTTCGCGCTAGACCTCGGGACTAACTGTGTTTCCCTCATTGGTTCCGAGGTCGAATCCGCCACCCAGACGCTCGCCTGTGTTACAACATCCAGACACAAACAGCGAAGGGAAACCGCTATGACCGACACTCAATTCATTTACAGTTTCATAATAGGTTGGGTCAGTTGTTGGCTCTGGCTCAAGATGATGGCCAACCGATGATGCTTCCAACGTGGGGCTATATGCCGTTATGGTCTAAAGACAAACTAACCCTCGTCCAAATCTTTACGGATTCGGCAACAGAAGAAATCGTCAAAGTCACAGTCGCCAAAAGAGCGGCTCCCTGGATGACGTTTGCTTCGATTACAGAAGTTGAAAAGGTTGATTAAGAAAATCATGGCAATCGCCCTCATCACCGTCACATTCACCGCCTCGCCCGCAAGCGCAGCTGCACAATCATGCCCGCAATGGGAACCGCTCCTCCGCAAGCATTTCCCCGCAAAGGTCGTCCCGACCCTCTCGAGAATTATGTACCGCGAATCTCGATGCACTCCTCGCGCCGTGTCGCCAGTCCGCAAAAGCACCGGACGACCCGACGTCGGACTCATGCAGATTCAAGGCTCCTGGGCAACCGTGACACGGGCAGTCTGTAAGAAACAAGATGTCATCCGCGCATTACAAGATCCGTCGTGTAATGTCAGGGTCGCTCGGTACCTCTTCGACAACGGAGGTCTTGGGCATTGGAAAGCGACCTCAGGGTCGTAAAGAAAGATGAGGGAAACATCATGGAATTAACAACCGACGAAATCATTGCGCGTCTTATGAATCTGTCAGTCAAACTGGACGGCGAGATGCGCTTCGAAGAAGGCTCCACAGTCAGTCAGGCAATCGCCTTGATTATGACAATGCGCAACGCTGCCGAACGGATGCGCCATCCGAGCATGAGCAACAACGAAGAACTCAAAGCAGTCATCGAGTGGATTGTTGACCAGAAATGAGCATTGAAGACTACGAACCAGTCGCCTCGCGCCTTGCTCGCTTCTGGGAAAAACACCCCGAAGGACGAGTCATCACAAAACTCATCACATTCGAAGGTGACCGCGTCATTGTCCAGGCCGACATCTATGTTGACCGTGAAGATGACCGCCCTGTTGCGACAGACTTTGCCGAAGAGTTGCGCGGGTCAAACAACGTGAATAAAACGAGTCACATTGAGAATGCCTGTACAAGTGCCATCGGGCGAGCCTTAGCAGATTGCGACTTTGCGTCAAGCACCGACTGGACGAAACGCCCATCGAGGGAGGAAATGTCAAAAGTGGAACGGATGACCTCGAGACCGACAGAAGGCGGAAGCGTCACCGAGCCGTCAAACCTTGCGTCAGAGAAACAACTCAACATGATCCGCGCCGTTTGTAAAAACCTCGGACGCACAGTCCCGAGCGGGATACAGGGCTGGACAAAACGAGAAGCGTCCGCATTCATTGACACAATTAAGAGCAACCCTCCTGCACCGGAACACGAACCCGAGGAGGCATTTTGAGTCAAGTAGTTAGCAAAGTGTTGTGCACTCAAGAAGATTGGAAACAACAAAGAGACATTATTCATGACATTGTCAATCATCTTTTAGACACATTCCCTGCCAAAGACATTGTCTCAATCAACATTGAGCACAAAATAATTGAGGACAACGTTGAAATTGTTGGAACGATTACTTATAAGGAAAAACGCAATGGTTGACCTGGTTACTTTGCTCATCATGTGCGTCAGTTTGTTCATGTGCGGATTCCTGTTGGGAAAAGATTCCCGATGACCGTCTCCGAAAAAATATTTCAAGACCAAGTCATAAAGTTGGCGCGAATGCAGCAGTGGCTTGTCTTTCATGCGTCACCCTCATCACCTCGCCCTGGGGTATGGCGGTCAGACGGCAACGGATTTCCCGACCTCGTCCTCGTCTCAACATCTGTGCCATCTCGAGGAGTCATCTTCTGCGAATTAAAAGCAGCCGAAGGCAAACTCTCAGCCGAACAAGAAAAGTATGCACGATGCCTCGTCAACGCAGGAATTGAATACCACCTTTGGCGTCCTCGAGACCTTGACGCAATAGCAGCTCGACTTGGCAGGCAGGCAAAGATTCAATGAGGCAACCAGTTCGCGTCATCCTGTCTGATGCTGATATGCAAATTGCAGCGCATGGCGGAGTCAACCGTCGCCTCTTAGCAATTAAGCGAGCCGACAGACCTAACCAACCAGGGCGCAAATACCACGAACAAAACTGGTTCCAGACAGACGTGTTCGGTGCCATAGGTGAATACGCCGTCGCGAAACTGCTCGGCGCGGAATGGCATTGGGAACAAGAAACAAACGGATTCGACGTACTCAACTATCAAGTCCGGTCAACCGAGAACCCAGATACCACCATCAAAGTCCGCACTAGGGACAATGCTGATCACAACTTCATCTTCTGCAAAGTACGAGAGAACCGCGTCCTCATCGAGGGCTGGATTACAGGCCGTGAAGTCATTGAGAACAACGACGAGATATTTCCCGACTGCTTCACCATTAAGGACTACCGCTTGTACCCATTGACAGACCTTCCAGAGTTCCCTCAGATGCTCCCTGCGGGCTGTGAAATGTACAAAGCCCCTGTCAAGCGCTTAGGCACCGTGTCATGATTGTCGTTGCCTGGTACATCCTCCTGATAAGTATCGGGCTAGCAATCCTCCAGGGGATACGCAAGGACTAACATGCCACCACAACCGAGAGACGCAGGCCGACATCATCAGTTGCAGATGGTTCGCAGAA